GAAGGCGTTAAGGAGGATACCCCTGGAATGGAGTTAGAACCAGACGGAACTATTATACACACACTCAAAACACAAACGAATATATCTACCAGTCCGACGTTCTGGAATTTTTTCAATTTATTTTTTGAGCCGAAAAGACCAGGGATGACACCAGGAAAAGCTCGATTATTGAGGCGGTTCCATAAATTGGTAGGTTCGTCTGATGCAGTACATGACCAAACTAATCATGGTTCACATATGTATTATTGGGAGGAAGAATCCAGCGGCATCTCCACCGCATCTCCAGAGAATGGGTGGAATTGGGTTACAAGAGGCAAAATGCCTCTAAGTATTGTAAATCAAGGATTTTCTTTAACAAAGATTCTTTCTGAGGAAGATGATAGATGGCTCGTGACCTCTGAAATATATAACGAAATAAAACAATTCCTTGATGCCGTAACAGCAAGTTCCAACCCGTATTTTGGAGGCGGCGCCGCCACTAATGAAATGGCTCGTGAATTTTATCATTTGATGAGTTTTGTTTGTTTAGAGAGTGCTTATGACACATGGTTTGATTTTTCTTTCGGTGTGCGTCTGAATTTATTAATACCATTTGAAGAAATGGAGAGTACTGGAAACCAAGCGGGCGTTGTAACAACACTTAGCCAACTTACTAGTCCTGCCGCTTTTATGGGTAATTTAAAAACACAAAATTCTGATGCTTCTTTTTATGCCAAACTTAATGAAGACAAAGTGCTTCATTACAAAAATTGGCCCCAAAAGGGAAAAGAATATTTTTGTTTTCCGCTCGAATTTGTAGAAAAAGATTTAAATATTCCGCTAGGCGAAAAATTAGATTACAATAAATTAGGTACAAATGGTAAGCTTAGACCATCTTTGAGAAATATTTGCGATGTTTTTACTAAAGAATTCACCCCACCAGAAAATATTGCAGAGTTAAATAAAAATGTAGAAACTATTGCAGACACTAATCAATTATTAGCTAACCAAACTTTGACATATTTTTTGGACAATAATTTAATGAATAGTGTTAAACTTTCTTTAGCAGAAAGATTAAGTGAAAACCCAATGTTTAATGAGTTGTTACCATTTAAACAAATAACATCGATGACTGCTTTAATTTACAGGTTTTACATGGAGGAATTATATCCAGAATTAAACACGTTGTTAGCCCCTACAAAGAATATTCTTACAAGATATTTGGCTGGCATGATCGCAGCCGTTGAAAGAGATTATACCTTCACGGATGAACTATTAAGTGACTTAGGCGCCGATCTTTCACCAGAAGATTTTGGATTGAACCCTGGTCAAATAGCCGCTAAATTTTTATTAATGGTGCTACAAGCAGCTGCCAATACAGTTGATCCTACTTGGACAACTGATTGGTTTTTGCCCGGTCCGATTACTCCAATTGGCATATTGGCAAAGATTTTGGCATCCACAGGTACTGAAAAAGGATTACAGCCAGAAACAGAAGAAGATAAAGAATGCCCAGAAGAAACATATGAAAAATAGATATTAATATCTAATTAGTTCAAGGGAAGGAAAGAACATGGCTATTGGGTTTTCTCCAAAATTACCGGTAAGAATTGATTCAGTTGATGGATTTTGTAGATTGAATAAGTCTCTTGGCGAGGTGACGAAACAAAATATAAAGATGGTAGTTTTAACTACCCCAGGCGAAAGGATGATGTATCCTAAATTCGGCGCTGGCGCCAGAAATTATTTATTTGGTACATCTGCGGAAGTATACGAAGGGTTAAATAAAAAAATACAAGATCAAATATCTTTGTATGTTCCTTATGTGACAATAAAATCAATAGAAGTTATTCCACTAAATACGGATGATGTTGCTGGTGTAAAAACTATAGATAGCTCAACACAACATCTTGGAATAAGGATTGTATATTTTATCCCGAATTTAAACATAAATGACAGTGTAGAAATGAGTATATTTAATAATTAATATAATAGAGAGGAAATATTATGCCGAAGAAGCGACCATCAATTAATTACACGAGCAGAGATTTTAGTTCCATCAAAGATGATTTGGTTGCATACGCACGCCGTTACTATCCCGATAGCTACAAAGATTTTACTGAAGCATCGTTTGGGTCGTTAATGTTAGACACAGTTTCTTATGTCGGGGATGTTTTATCATTTTATTTAGATTATCAAGCTAATGAATCTTTTTTGTCTACAGCTTTAGAATACAATAATATTATTAAACTGAGCCGAGAAATGGGATATAAATTTAAACCTTATCCTTCTTCTTTCGGTATATGCAGTTTTTATATCACTGTGCCTGTCGAATCAAATACAGTTGCACCAGACAGCGCTTATATCCCAATATTAAAGAAGGGTTCAACTTTTTCATCTACAGCAAATACAATTTTTACTTTAATAGAAGATGTTGATTTTTCTAAAAGTACAAATGAGATATTAGTTGCAGCACAAGATTCAAGCACTGGTGCACCAACATCTTATGCCGTTAAGGCCAGCGGTCAAGTGGTTTCTGGAGAATTAGCAGTACAAGAAATATCAATAGGAGAATACCAGAAGTTCTTAAAAGTTAAATTAAATGGCAGCAATATTAGTGAAGTGGTATCTGTTTTTGATAGCAACGGAAATCAATATTATGAAGTAGATTATCTAACACAAAATGTCATTTATGTACCAATATTAAATAAGGGTGACAATACAGATACTGTTCCATATATTTTAAAACCTGTGACGGTATCGCGAAGGTTTATGGTTGATTCTCTCCCAACTGGTGTCTTCCTGCAATTTGGTTTCGGAAGTGATGAAACACCCATTTCTCTTAAGGATCCTTCGGAAATAATATTACAACTACATGGGAAGGATTATGTTTCTGATACTTCTTTTGATCCATCGGTCTTAGATCAGACAGATAAACTTGGTGTTGCGCCATCAAACACTATATTGACAGTAATATACAGGATTAATACGAATGAAAATGTTAATGCTGCAGCGAATACAATAACTGGACCAGGAACTGCCAATTTCATATGGCAAAGTCAAGAGCAACTATCAGAGACAGAATTAATTGCAATTAGAAATAGTTTGGGCGTGAATAACGAAGAGCCTATTGTCGGAGATGTTTCACTTCCCACTTCTGAAGAAATTAAACAAAGAGCAATTTCAACATTTGCAACTCAGTATAGAGCAGTTACAAAACAAGATTATATTAGCATGGTGTACAATATGCCATCAAAATATGGTAAAATAAAACGAGCTTCTATAGAGTTAGATTCTGATTCTTTCAATCAAAGAAATTTAAATATTTATGTTATTTCTGAAAACACTGATGGTTCTTTAATACAAAGTAATAGTGCTATAAAAAACAATTTAAAAACTTGGATTAATCAATATAAAATGATCAATGATACTGTTGATATATTAGATGCCAAAATAGCCAATGTGGGAATAAATTTTATAGCTACTGCTTTCGCCGGCGCAAATAAATATGATGTTTTGGATGCTTGTGTTACTGTTTTAAAAAATATATTCAACAAAACGTTTTATATTGGAGAGCCTTTAGTTATAAGTGATATATATCAAGCACTTAAAACGGTCAATGATTTAATGGATGTAATAACTGTCAATATTGAGATTAAAACAGGTGCAGCATATGCTGATCCTCCCATAAGTATAGGAGAAGCAAAATCAGCAGACGGGAGATATATAATTGCGCCTATCGACACAGTTTTCGAAATTAAGTTTCCAAACCAAGATATTAAGGGGACTATACAGTAATGGCTATTAAAAGATACACCGCAGATTCTGATACCACAATAACGAACGCCTATAAGGATAACTTGTCTTCGCGCGGCGTTAGTGGTAACATGGGACAATCTGATATTCTTGAGGTATTCTCAATTTATGCGCAAGCTTCTACATCTTCTTCGGAGTTAGAAAGGATTCTCATTAAGTTTCCCGCAACTGGAACGTCTGCTAATTATATATCTTATGATAGAGAACAAGGAAACATTCCAGCCTCTGGAAGTGTTTCATTTTATTTAAGGATGTTTAACGCAAAACATTCGCAAACAACTCCTAAAGACTTTAATTTAGTAGTTTCGGCTGTTTCCCGCTCGTGGGCTGAAGGTCTTGGTTTGGATATGGAAAATTATTCAGATGAAGATGTGGCGAATTGGATATATAGTTCTACTCCTGTAGCAGCTAGTGCTTCTGTTACTGTTTATGATTATAATCGTACGCTTTTGTCCTATATATATTTAACCGGCGCCAGCGACAATTATAGTTTTAGACCTATGACTGGATGGAATGCTGGCGCTTTTTTCGTTGGGACTACAAATGCGGAGTGGGCGACAAACTTTGCTACTATTATTAATACTTCGGCCAGTTCAGATTTTATAGCCACTTCTGACGGCGCCGTCACTACAATTAAAGCTGTTACAAAAGGTACCGCAGGAAATAGCTTTACTATAACTGGTAGTCAAAATTTAGGTCCAGATGATTTTCATGTAACCGGCTCACAAACTGGGAACAGTGCATCTTTTGCAGGCGGCGATGGTGATTGGACAACAGAAGGTGGAGATTATTACTCTGATGCATCTTCATCTTTTACAGCTTCTTTCGATACTGGTTTTGAAAATATGGAGTTAGATATTACCCCGCTAGTTGAGCAGTGGATTAATAGTGCAGGAAATACTTTAGGATCAAAATCAAATTATGGCGTAGGAGTTAAATTATCTTCAACAGAGGAAGATGGTACTAATTCTTATTATACTAAAATGTTCTTTGCACGCGGATCACAATACTTTTTCAAGAGACCTTACATAGAGGCTCGATGGGACTCTTCTAAAAAAGATCAAAGAGGTAGTTTTTATTATAGTAGTTCATTAGCGCCGGCCGCGGACAACTTAAATGCAATATATTTCTATAATTATGTTAGAGGGCAATTGAAAAATATTCCTGCAATTGGGACTGGTTCAATTTTGGTGAGCATTTATTCAGGTTCTTCTAATGATACAGCGCCTTCGGGTTCTAAACTGGCATTAAGTGTTGGCGGCGACGTTGCAACGGCGGGAGATTACAATGTTACCGGTGGTTATGTTTCTACTGGGATATATTCAGCATCGTTTGCTTATACCGGCTCTACTTCGCTAGAAACAATTTACGATGTATGGCATAGCAGTTCAGTTGAATATTTTACAGGCTCCATTACTCCAAAGAGTGTTTCACAAAATTGGCCAGGATCAGAAATGAATCCGAATAAACAGTTTGTAAGCAAGATCACGAATTTGAGACCAATATATTCAAACTCTAATACCAATGCGAGATTCCGCTTATACACACGAAAAAAGAATTGGAGTCCCAATATTTATACTATCGCATCACAAGTC